AGGGGGGGTAAGGGATGGAGCATGTTACCCTAAAACAAATATAGTTTATTTTATTTTTTTTATTTTTTATTTTTTGGTTTTACTTTTCTGCTTCCATGTATCCTTAGATAGGATATAAAAAAGTCCCCAAACCCTAATTACAAAGGATCTGGGGACAAGAGCTAGGAATCTTTAAGTATGTTCAGCAAAGGTACAAAATCTTATTCATAAGTCCAAATGTATTACATAACATTTTTGTTACAATAAGTTTTTTACTTTTTTCTTGGTTATTGGTTTTTATTTATCTATATTTGTCACAAGAGAGCGTGAGGGATCTCAAAGTACTTATCACTTTCAAAATTCCTCCTTAGCTTTCAGATAGGACATAAATGACTTCATGGAGTAACCTTGGTGTCTGTACGTATCATCGTCGAGGGAAACAGACTTTAAGATATTCCACTAGGAGCTGAAAGGTGGATAACCGCCCATTGTTTGCTGCATGAAGCCACCCCAAGGCTACGGGGGAAAAGCGAGAAAATCGCAGGTAGCTCCTATTCTGATAGTTTAAGGAATGGTAATATGAGAGAAGCATAAGGAATTAGGGAGAAATATGCTTATTTGGTTATAATTGATAAGTTGTTTTATATTGTGTAGTTTTTGTGTGTATTTCATGGGTAATGTCAGGTTGTGAGGACTTAAGGGTTGAATTAGTGTTTAATTAAGCGTTAGGGGTTGAATTTCTTCTTGTCATTTCTTTGTTTTTTACGTTTTTGCATTCAGGATATACGTCATTGATAACGCCCACAATCTGACAGAACACTATCATGCTGAGAAGTATGATAGTGTTTTTGTTATTAGTTCTGTATTTATATGTTTTATAATTATATTTGTGGTGTATATATTATAAAGGTATGAGTAACTGGAATGATTTGTCTATAAGAGAAAGGGCTGATCTTATTAGAATGTATATGGATGGAGGAATACTTGATTTGCCATCTATGAGGAAGCATTATAACTCATTTGCTGAAGGAGGAGACAAGTCTTATTCTGTTCCCACCAACGAGCAGATAATTGGAGATCTATTCAGCAGGATAAATGACATAGAGAGTGCATTTGATGGAGAAGAAAATACTGATTTTATAGGCTCGGTATTAAAGGAGCCTGTAGCACCACAGATGAAAAATGATTTTGAGATTGCACCGACTCAGATTCAGCCTCAAGTATCTACTCTTTATACACGAAGGCCAATGAACCTATACTCTCAACAGCAGATTTCCAATATGTTTGAGGACATGGAAATGAGGGAGAAGTATGACGACAAGACATATCAAGTTGTTGATGACGTTAATCCGTCTGATATTAATGGTGTAGTAAGTAGTCTTCAACGACAGGATTCTAAAAAAGAGATACAAAAATACTACTCCCTAAAAGGAGAGGATGCCAAGAGGATGCAGCAAAAGCTGGCTGATGAGGGATACTACTCATCTATTCTTGACGGGATGTCTAAGGAACAGATAAAAGCGACGCAGTTGAAGCTTGTGCAAAAAGGTCTCTTATCTAATGAGAAAGACGCTAACGGGAACTATAAGGAAGTAGATGGAATAGCTGGAAAGAAGACAAGAGCCGCTTTTAATAATTATCAGGTAGATGGTATTGTCGGTAAGAATACCAGATACGCTATTGAGCTAAGGGAACAGCAAAAGAACAGCTCTGCCACAAACTTCCCAGATGATTCAAAAGTTGTGGCTCAGAAAGATAAATGTGCCGCTTTTGTCAGGCAGAGATTTGATGAGGCTACAGGAAATAAAGCAAGGGATCTCGGCGTTAGTGGAAATGCTTGGACGATGCTCAAGAGTGTTGAGAAAGCAGGTGGCACTATGGTGTATAATGTTTTTGATAGTGACTCATTCAAAAACGTAACCACTGGCAACGTGAGGAGTCTTACCAGCAGTGAGATGAAAAAGCACCCATTTGACACATCTGCTTTGCAACCTGGAGACATTATAGGGATATATAATCCTGGAACATCTCATTATGCTGAGGTTCTGAGAGATGGTAGCACATACAATTCTCATGTTGGAATATGCACAGGCTATAAGGATGGAAAGCCTATAATAGAGCATGCCATTAATGGAAGAATTATAAAGCAGACAGCCGATACAGTTAAGATAGCTGCTGTTGCGAGACCCGCTAATTCCAAGTTTACTGAGATGAATATTGGAGACTCTGAGGAACAGAAATACTATGTGAGAGGACAGGAAGAGAATCCACTTTTGAATGAGTACTCAAAGGGACTCAATAACTCAGCTAAATACATGAGTAAGGTTTTTCCTGAAGTTAACTTTGACAATATTCAGCAAATAGCTCTAAGTGTGCTTAAAAGGGAAACTGGGTATATGACAAACACTGAGAGTATGCAAAGAAAAAAGAGCACTGTGTCAAATCTCAAATACGGAGCCAAAGACTTTTATAAATATAATATAAAAGGAGAGTCTCAAGAACAGAAATCTTCTGATTTGGGTAAGTTCAAGCTTTCATCATTAACACCTGGAGAGAGGGAAATGCTTGGAATTGATTCCCCAGAAGATCTTAATAACCCCACTATGCTTTCAAAAGCAGTCACTTATTATCTTGCGAAGAACTATACTTACTTTCAGAACTTATCAAAGAAGTATCCAGAACTTGGTTTGACGGAGGAAGATATTGTTAACCTTACAACTATTAGCTATAATCAGGGAATGGACAATCTTAAGTCAATAGGCTTTAAGAATGGAAAAATAGCACCAGAGGAAATCAGGGCAATAAGGGATTCCGCAAACAATGATAACGTTGTTGATGATATTAAATCTACTACTTGGAGTAGGGGAGGTAAAGCTGGAGAGTTTATAGGTAAGGCTACTGGTTGGTATACCAAATCTACGTCTTACTCATCATCAGCCAGAAGAGAAAGGGAAAATAATATATACACACTATCAGATACTACAAAGTAATATCTGATAGTGATGTATCTTTGTTGAATTTGCACAGGTCAACTGGCTTATTTATTCCTGAGATTTTTCCGCTTTCAGAGAACTGCCATATAGAATATTTACGCTTCAGCCCTGTAGTGGTTAATATATGAGGTTCATTTTTTCCATACCTGCCTATGTACAAAATATAGTTATTTAGATACGGACTACACACTGTGTTGTAACTTCTCTGTGTTCCATATATGATTGGATATACACCGAATTCCTTTTTCACAAGAGACATAAATTTCCTTATATTCCTTATCGCTGTTGTTTTGTTATAGTCCTTTGATAATGAAATCTCTATATCGAGCATCGGGACTAGGGTGAATTTATACTTGGAAACAACTGACTTAAAATGCTTGAACTGTTTCTCTGGAGAGCTCTTGGTGCTGAAATAATGGTATACTCCAACATTAAGACCCTGCTTAATTGCTCCCATAATGTTGTTGTCAAATTTAGGATCTATATAAGTTGATCCCTCAGTGGCTTTAATATATACGAATTTAATGCTTGCATCTTTTGATACTTCTTTCCAGTCAATATTCCCTTGATAATGAGAGACATCAATACCATCATAATTTTGACTATTTATGTTAAGCGTGAGAAGAGCAAGCAAGACTGATATACAAAATTTTTTCATGTGAAAAACGGTTTTTGTTTGAACTTTATATTGTAAATATAAGTATAATACAACAAGAAATAAAATATTTGTTGGATAATTTAAATAATTTTGTTATCATTGCACAAACTAATAAACTTATAAAATCATGAGTAACTCTACAATGTCTTTTAAGGAAGGATTTCTGTCATTTTACCTTCCTGGAATTCTTGTGTTCATTGGCTTTGTTGCCGCAGGAACATGCATCTCCACAGGTCCTTTTATACCTGTAGGGCTTTCTGGAATAGTTGCACTGGCTTCGCTAGTTTGTATTGCTGTGCTTCTTATAAAGAGGCATAATACCATTCAAGATCTCAAGTGCTCTATGGAAGCGAATGAGCATAGGATTGAGAGCATTGTTAAGAAAAATAATAGTGAGCTGGCCAGAAAAGATGGTATTATATCAGAGTTTAAAGAGACTGTGATGGCTCTTCAGAATAGGATAGGTGAGCTTGAACACGAGATTGCCTCTGAAAAAGCTGCCAAGAAAGTAGAGGAAGAGACCAAGAAAGAGGCTGTTGAAGAGGAACCTAAACCGGTAAAGAAAACTACAAAGAAGCAGAAATAGCTTCAACTGAGGTATGGTGTAATGGCAACACTACAGATTTTGGTTCTGTCATTTTAGGTTCGAGTCCTGATACCTCAACTATAAGCCTCTTTAGCTCAGCTGATAGAGCAACTGATTTGTACTCAGTAGGTCGTGGGTTTGATCCCTACAAGAGGCTCAAATATTGTTTTGGTGATGAAAGAGAAGGATACAGTTGTTGATGTGCTTGTCTGTAGGACAATGAGGGAGGTGGTTAATGCCATCAACTCAAATAGTTTGACCAAAGAAAATATAATACAGGTCATTAAGGGTAATTCAGAATGGTATCTATTATATCAGAGAAATGCCTAGCTACGAATTAAAAGTGGAGCTTAACTCCAATCCAGATTATGACAACGAGCCTGTGTATTATTGCAGGAGATGCCTTTCGTTGGCTATAAAGACAGTTGGCCAGTTTGATTACTGTGATGACTGTAGTTGTACAGACATAGGTGTCACTGACATCTACACTTGGCAAAAGATGTATAAGGAGAAATACGGTAAAGAATTTTAAAATTTAAGCAATGGAAGAGCAGAAAAACACAGAGAAAAGGTCCTATGAGGATCTTGAAAAGGAAAACATCATTCTTTCTAAAAGATTGAATGATGCCTATTTAAGGCTTAACAGCATTGATATGGCAGCGACAAGACTTGATTTCTTGTTTAGGGTAGTCGATAAATATGCTGTTTTTGACCCTGACTTTGTAGGAATGTGTACCTCAGAGATTCAGAAAATACTTTTTGGGAAAGAAGAAGACACATCAAAAACAGACAAGAAGTGATGACTCCTGAAGTGAACATAGATAACTTGATTCCTCTTCAGACATCACTGGATGATTTTTTCAGGTTGTGGCTAAAATGCATCAAGTTCCTGCATAATCTGACAGAGAGAGAGCAAGATGTTATAGCTGCGTTTTTGAGGAATCGGTATTACTTATCTACAAAGATAAGTGACCAGAAAATCCTTAATCAGGTCTTATTTTCTGAGCAGACCAAAAAGAAGATAATGGCGGAGACTAATCTTTCAGTCGCACATTTTCAGGTTATAATGGTGAAACTCAGAAAGGCCGGTGTGATTAAAGGTAATGAGTTAAATTCGAAGATTATTCCGACTATTAAACCTGGAGCAAAGGATTTTAAACTACTTCTTTTCTTTGAGATTAACGATGCTGGTAAAGAGTCTGTATAAGGATGTGGCCAAGGATTTAGGTATCTCAAAAGAGCGGGTACAGATGTTGTATTCAGCATATTGGAACTGTATAAAAGAGGGTTTAAAAGCTCTTGATATTCATGACAATATGGGAATTGAGGACTTTACTGGAAACAGGTACGGATACTATGTGGCCAAAATAGGGAGATTATATTGTGACTATAGGACCTATAAGGCTAAAAATAGAAGACTGAATGAACTAAAAGAGAGAAAAAATGCTGAAAATAACAAAAGTGAAACCGATGTTTAATAACATCATTACTACAGCTGACAAGTATGAGGATGACTACAGAACTGGTGGTATTATTGACCCGACGAAGTCAAGGGGCTCACTCAAGGAATACCAGACAGTTGTTGCTGTAGGTAGCATGGTTAAGAACATTGAACCTGGTGATAAGGTTATGATAGATCCTACAAGGTATGCTGTGATGAAGCATCAGAAAGGATCTCTTAAGGATGGTGTGATTACTGATAATCCTGTTATCGGATATAATTTCAAGACAGTTGAGATTAATGGTGTCACACACCTCATTCTTGTAGACGCTGATGTGAGGTATGTCTTTGAGGGAGATGAGCTTCCAGATGAACCAGAGTCAATGGTTCAGGTAATCAAGAATGAGATACTGCCTACCACATAATGCATCTGATTGAGTTTAGAGATTATACCATTGTTCCGTCTCCTGAAATTATGCTGATAAGGCCTTTCAGGAGACTTTGGAACAATGACAGGAGTGAGAGAAAGGAGAAGTTTCTTCAACAAGTCTCTTACTGTTATTTCATGGTTGATCCAAGAAGTACTTATAGTTATATTACTGACTTGGATGAAAGGGCAAAAGAGATAATAAAGCAAGAGGGTCTTCCGAGTAACTTCACTCCTTCTGAGTTTCTCAAGGAAGCAATGGAGGTGTATGGGAAACATTGTGAGACAACATCTTCTATGCTTCTTGAGGATGTCAGGAATACTATAGATAAAATAAGGAAGGAGCTTAGAGACTTTAATCTCTCTTCCTTAGAGGATAAAGACAAGGTGAAATCATTAAAGACAATTACCTCTATTGTGTCTATGATACCTAAATTGGTTCAAGACCTGAGTACTGCTGAGAAGAAAGTCACTCAGGAGCTCAATGAGTCTGGAAGAGCTAGAGGAAGCAATGAGAAAACAATATTTGATGACGGATTTGGAGGATTCTAGTATGGATGCGATTAATGATATTGTCGATAGTATTGAGAAGGTGATTAAGGCAACTAATCCTCATTTGAAAGGCAGACTAATCAACGTCTTGGATATTGATAGTGACACCACTTTTAAAGTGATGAAGAAGGTGAAGGATACCGTCTATTATTATAATCCAGAGGCTAAAAAGAAGATTCCTTGCCTGACAGTCCAAGAGGTTATGAGGATTCCTTCTGGTGAGACAGACGCTATGATGCGAGAGTTTTCAAAGAGGTTTCTAGTTACTGCGTTTATGTGGACATCATCTCAGATTTATAATGATTTGATAAATGGAAAGTTTGAGTCTGAATCCCCTGCAAACTCGGTTTGAGGATTTAAATCTTGACAACCAACCAAAAGAGGTGCAGGAACAATTCCTTGATTTCTTTAATAATGTTCCACTTATAAGGTCTTTAGTTTCTCCTGAAAGAAAGAGGGCTAAAGACCTTGAACGTGATAATGAAGGTAAGATTATAGTGGATATCACCCATCCTCATATACTTGAGGATATGCAGTACTTCAGGCCTGCGGCAAGACACTATGAACTTACTGGAAGATACACAGACCTCAGACCAAATCCAAACCCAAACTCTGAGTTCGGAAAATGGATTAGGGAGGAGACTAGAAGATGCTGGGAAGGATATGTGAGAGAGTCTGATGGGGAGTGGATTCCAGGAGACCTTTATTTCTTTTGGAACTACACACCAATGTCAATATCAAAGAGGGTAGAGGGGAAAAAGAAATCACAGCGTGTTATAGGCTTTCCTTCTATATGGGAGGGACACTACCTTAAGGCTCATTATCTTGAACAAGCAAGAGATAATGGTAAGATGGCTGTTGAGCTTGCCTCGCGCCAGAAGGGTAAATCGTTTTACGGTGCCGCAATGCTTGCCAAGAGGTTTATTCTTGGAGAATCAAAGGATGTCACTGAGAGAGTTGTGTCTTATATCACGGCTACTGACAAGTCCAAGTTATCTAATGGAGACCAGACTCTAGACAAGTTTCAGTATGACATTGACTTCATAGCCCAACATATGCAGTGGCCAGCAAGAAGGCTATTCAACTCTCTTTCTGACTTCAACTGGCAAATGGGGTACAAAGACCTTGATTCTGGAACCAATAGGGGCACATTGAACTCTGTGGTTGGCAAGTCTTCACAGAAAGATACGGCTTCTTTGATTGGATCCAGAGGTGTTCTCTATCTCTTTGAGGAGGCTGGTTATTTCTCAAATCTTTTAGGGCTTTGGAATAACCTTCTTCCTTCAGTCATGGACAATGATGATGTATATGGAATGCTTTATGGATATGGCACATCTGGAGATGATGAGAGTGACTTTTCAGCGCTTCAGGAAATAATGTACAACCCTGAAGGATACAAGGCTTATGGTGTGGAAAACGTATATGACAAAGAGGGACTAGGAAAGAAGCTCTTTACTTACTTTTTTCCTGGCTATCTTAATCTTGCTGGATGCTATGATGAGAATGGAAACTCTGATGTTACCAAAGCCCTTCTGACTATCCTCCTTGACAGATACAAGGTTAAGTACAACTCCTCTGATCCAGCTACCATTGCCAAGAAGATAGCCCATATTCCAATTACTCCTCAAGAGGCTATTCTTAGGGTAAAAGGCTCCATATTCCCCACTGTGGATATAACAGAGAGAATAAACCAGTTGGACAATGACACCAGAGTATATGATGATGTCTATATAGGAGATTTAGTGTTCAATAGCTCTGGTCAAGTGGAGTTTGTGCCTACTGACGATATACCAATAAGAGACTTTCCTTTGAAAGATAATAAGGCTGCTGGGGCTATAGAGATATACTCAATGCCTAAGAAAGACTCAACTGGTAAGGTTCCAGCTGGAAGATATATAGTTGGTCATGATCCTGTTGATGATGACGAGAGTAACACAATGTCTCTCACATCAACATTTGTCTTAGACTTGTTTACTGATGAGATTGTATGTGAGTGGACTGGAAGACTCCAGTATGCTGATGATAACTTTGAGAGACTGAGAAAGATATGCTTGTTCTACAATGCCAAGTGTATGTATGAGCAGAATAAGAAGGGAGCATTCGCATACTTTTCAATGATGAACAGTCTATATCTTTTGGCTGATACTCCTGAATATCTTAAGGACAAGATGATTATAAAGGAAATCGGATACGGAAATCGTGCCAAAGGAATTAACGCTACTCAACCTGTTAACAAGTATGCTGATAAGCTTACCCAGCAGTGGCTTCTTAAAAGAGCCACGGTCACTAAGGAGATTGATGGCAATGAGACAGAAGTGGAGGTTCCTCAACTGTACAAGTTAAAGAACAGGGCATTTCTAAAGGAGTGCCTGCTATATAGTCCTGATGTTAATGTTGACCGTGTAAGGGCTTTTGGAATGCTGATGCTGTATAGAGAGGAGTTCATGATATTATATGGTGGAGATGTAGCTTCTGGGCAGGAGGCTCCATCAGATTATCTTGGAAAAGACAAGTTCTTTACCGTCAACTATGACGATAAGAAAGCATTATACAATAACATGCCTGATTATGTCAAAAGAGCTTTTAATATACAATAGTTATTGTATGTTGTATATTATTAATAGGGTTATTATGCTTGTAACTGATGATTTTATTCCTCAAATTTGTAATTGAGTATAATTAAGATTATATGAGAAGTTTTGAAAGGTTCCCAAGACAGCAACTTCGCATGAGCCAGAAGACAAAGGCTTGGAGGAAGAAGCATCTTGATTGGGCAAATACAAAGACCTTTTTTAACAGCAGCCCTGTTAGAAAGTCTGTAGTGCATAAGAAGATCAACTATGACCTTCTTAATGGCAGGCTGCATATGGAGGATGTTGCCGCTATCATCAATCCTGAGAGCATAACATCTGGTTTTATTCCAGACAAGATTCAGCATTATCCAATAATGAACTCAAAGCTTGATGTTCTTCGTGGGGAAGAGCTTAGGAGGCCTTTTGAGTGGAGAGCCATAATAACCAATCCAAATGCTGTATCTGAGATTGAGGAGAATAAAGTAGCGGAAGCAAAAAAGAAGCTCATAAGCCTTGTTCAGGATAAAAACCTGTCTGAGGAACAATATAAAGAAGAGATAGAGAAACTGAATATATATCTTAAGTTCAACTGGCAGGACTCTAGAGAGGTTGTCTGTAACGAGGTTCTTAGGCACTACATCAAAGAGTATAATATGCCTCTGATGTTTAATCAGGGATTTCAAGATGCTGAGGCTGTTGGAGAGGAGATATATATGTGTGATATAGTTGGTGGAGAGCCTACTATAGAAAGACTGAATCCTCTTAAACTCAGAGTATTCAAATCTGGATTCTCTAATAAGATTGAGGATGCTGATGTCATCATATATGAAGATTACTGGTCTCCTGGAAAAGTTGTCGATGTCTTCTATGACCAGTTGTCTCCTAAAGATATAAAGTATCTTGATGAGCTTCCTGATTTGGTGGGCCAGAATTATTCTGACAAGATGGATAATATTGATGAGAGGTATGGGTTCATCAATATGAATATGATGTCAGATGAGATACATTCTGACGGATTCTTCTCTGATTACTCTAATCTCTTCAATGAGACTCCAAACACTACTCTTCTTCCTTATGACCTTGCTGGTAATGTGAGGGTACTTAGAATGTTCTGGAAGATCGG